CCACGAGGATCTTCTACAACCCCCTCGACTGTATCGTCGTTAATAATGCGGAATTCTCTTCCGTGGATTTTAAATCTTGTACCTGCGTATGCACGTGTCAAAACAAAATCACCCTCTTTACACCATGGACCCGTAGGAAATCTGACTTCATCTTTATATGCTAAGTCGCCTACTTTTACTACAAATAAAACAACCGTAGATAACTCTTCAGTAGTTCTAGTTGAATCTGCTTTTACAATACCGCCTTGATAAGTTTCCGCAGCATCAGGAATTGCACAAAGTATCTTGTATCCTTTAGGCTCAGGTAACTGTAAACCACGTTCTTCAATTGGTATATCTTCTGCATCTACATCTTCAATCTTGGGAACAATAATTGGTCGACCATTTGCATCTACCAAGTTCTTATTCATTGTGAGTATTTGATCACTCATCGTCATATGTCTCCATCTTTTGTGCGAGGTCTTTAATCAAACTTTCTGCTACGGATAAACCTCGAATATATCCGGTCATATTTTGGTACGAAGCAAAATCCTTTGCTGCTCCGTCTCCTAAATTTAATAATACTGTTTTGCGCTGATCATCTATTCGAGACAATAATAGTTCTAGCGTTGAGTCCATGTGTTACTCCTTAGGTTTTGGTTGATTCCTTTGCATTGCTTCTTTTTGAACTTGAACTTGTTCCATTTGAGCATGGTATTGTAATTCAGCTTGTTTTTTACGTAAGTCTTGCTCGTTATTATCTTTAACTGCTTGGATACCTAATTTAGTACCATCAGTAAATTGTTTAGCTTCAAGGTCTTTATTATTTTTTACAGATTGTGCACCTAATGTAGCGCCAGCAATTCTTTCTTGAGAATCTATTCTTGCTTTTTCTATTTCAAGTTTAGCGCTTTCAAGTTGAAGTCTTTGTTGATCTAATTGAGTATCTGCCATCATTTTTTGAGCTTTAGCTTGTGACTCTTGTTGCTTAATTGCTAACTCTTGTTGTTGCATTTGAATGATAGGATCTTGTTGCTGTTGTTGAATTTGTTGTTGCTGAGCTTCGCCTTGGTCTTTAGCTAAAAGTTTTTGCGCAGCTGAAGCCATAAGTTTAGAAATTTCAACTTCAACATCTTCTGGTAACACTTCATTTAAATCAGGTAGAGGTACACCTAATTGTTCTTCGATTTGTTTTCTATACTCAAACGCTACGTGCTCATTTATATGTGATAGCGCTGCAGCTTGAATAGTTTGTGCTTGAGGATTTTGTCCGATCATTTGTTGAATCTTAGGATCTTGCATAGCTGCCATATGAACTTGAATATGAGCTTGATGATCTTGATAAGCAAACGCTCTAACAGGCTTACAATTAATAATCGCCATATTTTCTGCAACTGGATCTTTCGGAGTTTGTTCTTCTGCACTAGGAATAAGCTTGCCAATATTTTTAATACCTAATACTTCCAACATCTGTTTATTAAGTTCTGGAAGATCATAAATCTGTGGATATTGTTGAGCCATCTGCATAACCGCTTGATACTGAACAACTTTTTGTGACATGGTTGCCGCATTCGGATCTGATACTGGGATGACATCTACGTTATCATAGTCAGCTTGTTTAGCACGTCTATCACCTACTTCAGGATCATAGTTATACTCTGCTGGAGTGTAATCACGGATAATAATTTTAAGAAGTTTAAACTCTTGTTTCATCGCATAGTAAATACGCGCTTGTACAGCTGACATTACTTTGAGAGTTCTTTCTAAAATAGCTAATGTAGTACCGACTGGAGCGTTGGCGGACATATCTGAAACTTTTAATCCGTCTGCATTAGCAAACGCACGGCCTTCCTCGATAATCTGATTCATTAAACCTTGTAATACTTGTGAAGGTTCTTTGTAAGGCAGCATTAAAATATTGTCGCGAATCGCACCACTTGGTACATCTACGTCTCTAAATTCACCTGGAGCAATAGGGGTATCATCGCCTTTAATACGTAGACCGCGTGATTTAAGTCCACCTGGTAAGTTTGATAGGGTACCTGCGTCAACAAGTTGACGTAAGATCATAGTACCTGATTTGGCGAAAGCACCTATCAAATGAATTAAACCGAAGCAATAGAAACCAAAGCCTGGTATGTAACCGTAGTGAACAAAGTGTTGACGTTTTAATTTTAACTTATCGTCTGGGTTCCAGTTACGTCTAATCGCTAGAACTGTGCCTGTACCTTTTTCAATCGTTACCACATAAGGCAACGCAATACCGTCTTCACTATCACCGTTTTCTAAATCGAGATTGACATGCATCTCTAAAATCTTAAATCTATTATCCTCTGACGGATTAAAGCCTAACTTCTCTGCAATCTTTTTCTCAGCTTCATCAACATCAGCATACGGTTCACCTAAATCTACATCGCGGTAAAAACCTGCTACTTGTAGCTTACGCATTTCATTAGGTGTTTTACGCATTACATGGGCAACACGTTCTGCTGTTTCTAAATTAGATGCACCATATGGAACCACAATATCTTCCGCAGGAACATACATAGAAACTTGGCGTTCTAAGTTTGGATCATAGTAAACTTTTTTAAATGCATTACCTGCTAGGCCTAGTCCCCATAACATACGCTCATGTTCAGGTCTATACTCAGGCATCTTGTCTGTCAATTGGTAATTCATGTCTTCTTGGACACGTTCAGCTGCTTGTTCTTTCTCAGTTGTTTGCTTACCAATGATTTGTGTTTTAACTGGGCCAGCTGCTGGGAATGTTTCCATCATAGTCTCAGCTTGGAACTTAACCAGCGCTTCTGTCATTAAGGGATGATATACATTGCAGGCACCGGGCCACGGTTCTGTGCGGTCTTCTACTTTGAGGCCTAGTAATTCTAAACCATCTACATAAGTCGTTAACCAATCTTTACGAGATGCTACGTCGGCATCAAATTCACCGAGTAAATCTCCTGATAATTCTGTAAGTTCTCCTTCGCCTAATTCTTCTGCTAAGTTGGCATTGAACTCATCGTCACCTTCTTTACCTGGGGTGATTGTAATTTCCATACTGCCGTCATCAAGTGTGACTGACTCTGGATCTTCGATTTGAATAGAAAGGGCTGACTGAGCATTGGCTAAATCTTCTATACCTTGAGGAGCTTGACTTACACTTTTATCTATATTAACTGCCATAATTTGTCCTTAAACTAAATACAACTTATTCTTTCCTGATTTAAATCCAACTATATCTTCAGGTTCATCACTAGGTAGTCTTATAAACCCACCTTGTCTAAATCTTATTAATGCTAATGTTGTCGAGTCAACTAAGTCGTCATTCGCTCCACTAGGGAAATCATTACACTCTTCAATAACCTCATGCGCCCATCGTCTATCTGGAGCCCACACTATACCACTTCTAAACAAGTCTGACACTGCATTTACACGACTTATTTTGTCTTGCCCTTTACCTGGTGTAAATTCACCCACAGGAATACCCATCCGTCTAAACTCTTGATAGAGTGCAGCGCCGTTAGATTTCTTTTCGACCAAGAATGCATCAGGTTCCCATTCTTTATACTCTTGTATACAAAGCTCTTTTAACTCAGGGAACTCTAGTCTTTGTTTAATTGCATTTAATAGTATTATATTATAATTATTGGTTTCTTCGTTAAAAAAGACGCCCCAAACAGTTAACGCATTATAGTCGGCACGTGTATTAGCTTCTTGTGCAGCATCCAAAGACATAATAGTAAACTCACAACTTGGCGGATCTTCCGCTTCCCATATCTTCCACCACTCTCTTTTAATTAAAGCACCTTCTTCTGATACAGGATTTTGCAAGTATTGTGCATTCCAATACCGCACATCTAACGCAGCCTTCTTAGCTAAGAGTTCTTTTAACGGCCAAAATTCAGGCCATAGTGATTCTTCTTCACCTTGTTTATTCTCAATAATCGCTGGAAACTCTACTACTTCCCACTCATCTACACCCTCGTTTTTTACCATCTGGTTGATGATCTCGCCTGTTAAGTCAAGCTTAGACCACCGAGTCATGACTACGATAATCGCGCCACCAGGCATAAGACGTTGAAGAGGGCCAGACTGAAACCACTCCCAAGCAGGCTTAAATACATCAGCTCGTCCAAGCTTAGCATCCTGCTCAGAGTGTGGGTCATCAATGATAAAAAGATCAGCCCCGCGACCAGCGAGGGCACCACCCACACCAATTGCAAAATATTCTCCATTAAAATTTGTCCCCCATCGTGATGCGCTCTTTGAGTCAGCTTGTAGTTCTACTTGTGGGAAAATATCTTTATAAGCATCAGCACCCACCAAGTTTCTAACCCGACGACCAAAGTTAACAGCAAGGTCAGCGGTATGAGACGCCATAATAACTTTCTTATGAGGATATTTTCCAAGAAACCAAGCAGGCGCCAAATATGAAATAAGCTCAGACTTCCCGTGTCGTGGCGCAATATTAACAATAACTCTTTTCTTGATGCCGTTGGCAATGTCCTCAAATATCTGCGCAAGTTTTCTATGGTGCTCTCCTATCATGTATCCTGGATATACATGTTGTATAAAATCTAAAAAAGTTTCTTTGCCTGACTGTTCAATAACTTTGCTCTTATATACTTTAAGAAGTTTCTGAAGTTTAATTTTATCCGGACCTTCTGCTACTCCGATTAAACTTTGTAACTCCTCTATATCTTTACTCGTCAGTTTCGGTTTCGGTGTCGTCGTCGTCATCTTCTATAATTTCTGCATCTATTGTTTCAGCTTTTGGTTTTAGTAACGCTTTACCCTTTAATTCTTTTAGCATAGATAGCAATTCGGTCTCAACTTCTTCCATCGTCTCCATCTTGTGTATGACTTCTGTCTTTTTCTTAAACGCATCGATACCATCAACTTCACCAATAGACCTTAATGCTGTAATTTGTTCTTTCTTATTACTCTCGCTGTCCTCTACAATCCCAACAAGTCTATTTACCACGTATAACTTCAAATCTGCTAGGTCTTTCACGATCATATGGTTGTATGTTCCCACTAACCCACCTAAGTAAGCCATGGTTTCATTGGCATATATGCCGTATTCCTGCTTCATACCTGGGTTTTCTACCATTTTGCGTGCTAAATCCTCTGCTTCTTTAACATTTTTTGCGTTTGGCACAATTTCTTCACCCATAATGTCACTTACTTCTTTAATTGTTTGCGCACGGAGCATAACTTCATCTTCCGAGGTCATACTTGGTAAGGCTTCCCTAGCATTTCTAGGTATGGGGATGTTTTCTTCGATAAAAGGCACAATAACAACGTCGTTATTGGGTTTATCTTGTTGATTATCAAGTGAATTTTGGTCTTGCATGTGTCGCTGATTACACCTTTTGAAATTATTTGCAGCTTTACTGCCGATTGTAACATAGTTTATAAGAAAACAAGGTAAAATAACTACATGAAAACCACGTTGACTAAGAAGAATTTAGAGATACTATATAACATGGCATGCCAGATGGCACCATTCAATAAACTCCCTATGCCTAAGTCTTCTAAAGTTAAGTTCAAAGTCATTAAGAACCCAGATATATACGGTTGTTTTGACGAAGAAGAGATGGAGATACAAATAAGTTCTAACGCGTGTGGGCATTTCACGACTATCTTTCAAACTTTGCTTCACGAGATGGTTCACTTAGCTCTTTACGTTCGTGGCGATGATGACTTTCATGAGCACGGCACTAAATTTCTTCGTATTAAAGCAGTCTATTCCGAGTTATACAACTTCGATCCTAAAGCAATCTAGGGCGGTCAAGCCAACATCAGAGGACATAGTAAGCTAAGTATTTTTTGGCTTTCTACTTAGCATGTACTAACTATTTAATCTGCGCCCTCCCCTAACTTTACTAACTAAACTTCCAACTTTTTTTGCTAAATATTTTTTTGTTATGCCTTTTTTATTTGGCATGGGGCGTGTTTTCATTTTTTATTACATCGTTCATGCGGGGCTTAGTGTATAGAACAAAAATAATTCCTTTTAAAAATTTTTGGGGGGTGGGGGGCGGGTAGGGTCCGGACTGGGAGGCCATTCGGGATTGGTGCTGGCCGGTAGATATTTATCTTAATTAGTAAAATAATACTTGACATATATTAATTAATTATGTATCCTGGTTTTGCAGTACACGTTATCAACTTTAAAAAGGGTTATCAATATGAGTAACATAGCGCAAACAATAACAGACAGTATTATCAAGCAATTAGAATCAGGCGTTGCACCATGGGTTAAACCCTGGAACAGTAACGGCATCGATGCACCATACAATCCAATAGCTAAGCGTTATTACAATGGGATCAACTTCATTCAATTGTCAATGATGCCAGGATCAACACACAACTGGGTTACATATAAGCAAGCTCAATCAGTAGGCGCGCAAGTTCGCAAGGGTTCGAAAGGCGTCCAGGTAATATACTTCAGCCCGCTCGAAGTTACTGACAAAGCAACCGGTGATTCTAAAAAGATACCAATGCTTAAAACTTATACTGTATTTAATGCAGATCAAGTGGACGGCTTAGAGTTACCCGCACCAACTGAGCGCACCATGAATGAGACTATTGAATCATGCGAGGCATTCATTAAAACTCAGAGAGCTATTATTAAACACGGAGGCAACCGCGCATTCTACGTACCTTCAGCGGACTATATTCAGTTACCTGAGCTCGATCAATTTAAATCTAGTCACGATTATTATGCAACATCTTTGCACGAGTTATCTCATTGGACTGGACACGATTCACGATTAAACCGAGAATTCTCAGGTCGATTTGGTTATGCTGCCTATGCTTTCGAAGAGCTCGTTGCAGAACTAGGTTCGGCCATGTTA